CAAATCGGAGAAACAAACGAAACTACAATCCGTAAATCATTAGACGAATCTAAATTTATAATTAAGTGGAACACGGAACCAAGCTTTATTGCTGATGGTAGCGTTGCGCCTTTAGAAGTAATGACACATAGCCAAGCTTTAGAATTAATGCAAACACCTTCTTGGTCTGCACCAATAGACTTAGGCTTTGTAAACGAACCTGCAGAAATTGAATTGTAATGCATACTAAAGTTTTAGCAATATTGTACTTTGTCGCAGGATATATTTCTGCCTTCAGTTTATTCTATAGTAGTGCTTTTCACTTAAAATGTATTGGTATTTTTCTTGCAGTTTACCTAACTTATCAACTAATCGAACAACTTGAGCAATGAAATTACAGTTACTTTTGCTAACAACTAAACTAAACAACTATTCTATGCAATTACTAGCAATTGTTAGCAGCTTCTTTTTGCCTATATCGGGCATACTTATTTTAATTGGTGTTTCTGTAATCTTAGACACTTTAACAGGTGTATGGAAAGCACGAAAACTAAAAACGCCTGTAACAAGCAGAAAACTTAGTGCGATCATATCTAAGATTCTTCTGTACGAAGTTACTGTAATGCTATTCTACTTGATAGACTACTACATTTTGAACGATATAGTGTTAACATTTTTTAGCGTACAACTTCTAACGACTAAAATACTTGCTTTAGTTTTAGTAAGTATTGAGGTAATTTCTTTGAACGAAAACTTCAAAGCAGTAAAAGGTATTGACTTATGGGACTCATTAAAGAACCTATTTGCAAGAGCTAAAGAAGTAACGCAAGACTTCAAAGACATCAATGCGAAAGATAAATAAAATCATATTACATTGTAGCGCAACGCCAGAAGGTAGGCAACACGATGTAGCAGACATAAGAAGGTGGCATCTGAAAAGAGGTTTTAACGATATTGGCTATCACTACTTGATACATATAGACGGAACAATCGAAGAAGGCAGACCATTAAACAAACAAGGCGCACATTGTAGCGGTCAGAATAGAGGCAGTATAGGCATTTGTTACATCGGAGGTATGTCTAAGGATATGAAGAAAGCTAAAGATACACGAACACAAGCGCAGAAAGATTCACTTATAAAGCTTATGCACGAATTAATTTACAAGTACAATAAAGATATGACGATTCACGGACACAACGAATACGCTAATAAAGCTTGTCCAAGTTTTAACGTACAAGAAGAATATGCGAATTTATAGCCTTATTTGCGTTCTAACGCTATTTAGTTGTTCTTCTAACTATCACTATAGGAAGGCTCTTAAAAAAGGCTTAGAGCCTCTTATTTCAAGCGACACAATTAGAATAGCTACAATTGATTCTATACCTGTAGTTAGACACGACACAATTGTATATGAGAAATACTTTAGCAGTAAAGACACAATAGTACACTATGAAAATGTTTTTGTGCCTAAGACCAGGTTAGAAACACGAATAGAATACAAGATACATAGAGACACTATAAGACTTGAAACAAGAGTTGAAGTTCAAAGAGCAAAAGCAAGTAAACAACCTAACTACTTACTATGGATTTTTTTGATCGTTCTTGTTTTAGCAGCTTTACAGTTGTTTAAGAAATTTATATGAGTGAAAACAAACGTTATAGACTTACAAAAGACGAAGCAGAAATACTGTTTCGTTACAGAGGTTTAAAAGCAGCTTCTGAAGAAGCAGGTGTAGACGTTGAAAGCGTTAAGCACGGATGGCTTAAAACAAAACAAGCAAGTCTATTCTTTAAGAACCCATTGCATAAAGACGATGCAGAAAACAAGCTAGAAGAACTAAGCAAAAAGCTTGTAGAGGATTTAAAACAATTTGCGCCTAAATTTCCGAAGTTAATACGCAAAGAAAAAACGAAAGACTATCTACTTGTTATTGATCCTGCAGACATTCACATAGGCAAATTAGCAGATTCATTTGAAACAGGCGAAGACTATAACAATCAAATTGCCGTTAAACGTGTCAAAGAAGGCGTACAAGGCATTTTAAACAAAGCGCAAGGTTTTCCTATAGATAAAATTTTATTCATCGGTGGTAACGATATTCTACACATAGACACACCACACCGAACTACGACAGGAGGAACGCCACAAGATACAGACGGACAATGGTACTCTAATTTCTTAATAGCTAAACAACTTTATGTAGATATTTTGCTGCAGTTGATCGCAGTTGCAGACGTACATTTTACATTTAACCCAAGTAATCACGACTATCAAACAGGTTTTTTTCTTGCAGACGTCATAAAAACGTACTTCAGAAACTGCAAAAACATAAGCTTTGACTGTTCAATAGCACATCGTAAAGCGTATTCTTTCGGAAGCAATCTAATAGGCACTACACACGGAGACGGTGCAAAGCACCAAGACTTACCTTTATTAATGGCAACAGAATTTCCTATGGAATGGGCAGAAAGCAAACACAGGTACGTTTACACGCATCACGTTCACCACAAAACAAGCAAAGACTATTTATCGGTCACAGTAGAATCTTTACGTTCACCATCGGGAACTGACAGTTGGCATCACAAGAAAGGTTATCAACACGCACCCAAAGCAGTAGAAGGTTTCATTCATCACCGTGAAAATGGACAAGTAGCAAGACTTACACACCTTTTCTAAAACTTTTTTGTTAAAAACGTAACTTTTTTTGTTAACAATTCGTTTTTATTGTTAGATTTGTATACACAAACACACTTAAAAATGAAAAATATTAGAGATTACGGTATAGTTAAACTGTTAACTGACAAAGGTTATACTTTGACTTTTAGTGATTTAGTTAGATATCAAAAAGAGATTGGTTTTATTAATAAGCTTATTCATATTGGTTTGCAAATTAAAGTTAACGCTTATGGTCGTGAATGGTTTTTGGAAGAAAAAGCTTATAATGTTGTTGTTGTTTTTAACAATAAATACTATTCTTATTCTTCTGAAGAAATGCAAGTAACAATATACGAACTATTTAAATTTGTTCTTAAAGTTGTTAAGACGACAAAAAAACAAGTAGACTTTCAAGAAATTATACCACAGTCTGTAAAATGTGGCAAATGTGATGGACAAGGATTTTTAAAACACTATGAGCATATATTTAATGGCACTTGCTTTAGTTGTTGTGGTTTAGGATATAAACACAAATAAATATAAATTATTAATTAACACTTAAAAAAATGAACAGAAAGGAAACGTTAGAGCTTCTTATTGAGATTGAGGAAGCTATAGAACACTTTGAGAAAAGAATAGACGATGCAGCTTGGTCAAATGGCTTTGGCTTAGGTTTGGAATTTCCAAGCATAAAAGAGAAAAACACGCACAACATAATTATCTACTTTATGTGCATAGGCAGACTTAACGAAAGATTTACTAAACAACTTAATACACTTAAATAATGAAAGACGAAATAAAAGACACGATCTACGGCATAATATTCTTATGCTCTTTAGCTACAATGTATTACTACACACTTTTAATATTCGGATAAGATGAAAGGAGAAATAGAAATATTTAAGAACGAAGACGAAATAGTAGAGTTTGGAATACACGACACAGAGTTTCGTGTTTGCATAGAAACAGAAACGTATTGGCAAGAAGAAGCAGTAAGCTTCAACGGATTTACTGACGAAATACAATACGAAGAACACGAACAAACAACAACGTTTGTAAGAATCGACACTTTAGAATGCAAAGGCACACTATACTATTCTAAGCAGGATATATGTTCAGAACTAGAACGAATGTTAAACGAAGACAATTTATAATGAATGATCCATTTAAACTTGAATTTTGGGACAACTTTAACGACAGTCTCTATTTTGATTACTTACTAAAACGTGAAGAAATGTTAAACACTTACAGAATAACTTACAAACAATACGCAGGTAGTGACACAAGTGCACCTGTAAGCTATGCAATTAAATATTTAAAGGCATACAACAAACACGATGCAATAAACGCTTTTAACTTGTGGAAAGGCTTGATCATTAAAGTAGAAATATGCGACTAATAGAAATAATTTACTGCGCACTAATAACTTGGATATATGGAAGACTTAATTAAACAGGTGATAGAGAAAGACGGACTTAATAGTAAAGAACGTTACTCACCTTTGATACACAGGAGAATGTATATGTATACTATAATGCGTAAACACGGAATGCCTTTTCAAAAGATAGGTTCGTTTTTTAATAGAAACCACGCTACGATTATACACGGCATAAAACGTTATAAAGACTTAACAAAGTCAAACGATGCAATGTTAAAAGTAGACACAGAAGAATACGAACAAATATTTGGTGAAATACCTGTACCGAAGAAAACGTACAACCTAGAGAAAGACGTAAGAAAAGCAACTACAATTAATGACTTAGACATAATTAAAAGAAGGTTAAATAATAATTTGTACGAAATTTAATTAACTTTGCAATGTTGGTAGGACAATCAAGATTTTTAAGTGTGACGTTAGTAAGTGTTCCTACCCACCGAAAGCGTTGCACTTTTTTTTTACAATAATATATGGCAGACAACAAGAAAAGCTTTTTACTTTACTGCGACTTAATACACACGGTTCAAAAGCTAAGTGATGATCAAGCAGGTAAGTTGTTTAAGCACGTTTTAGAATACGTTAACGACTTGCACCCGGAAACAGAAGACTTACTTACACAGGTATGCTTTGAACCAATTAAACAAAGCTTAAAGCGTGACTTAAAGAAATGGACTAAACAACACGAACAACGAATAGCAGCAGGAAAGAAAAGCGCAGAGGTTCGCAAACGAAATGCAACGACCGTTAACGACCGTTCAGTTTCGTCTACTGTAAGTGTAAGTGTAAGTGGTAGTGTAAGTGATAAAGAAACATACAGGTGCTTCGCACATTTGTCTATGTCTTTAGAACAGTTTAAGAAGCTTGAAGCAGACTACACTAAGCAACAAATAGATTCGTGTTTAGATAGCATAGAGAACTTTAAAAACAACAAGAAATACAAATCATTATATTTGACTGCAAAGAATTGGCTAAAGAAAGAACAAACAAAAGAAGAAGTACAAACACTTAATAAATTTAAAGCACCGTGGGATTGAAAGGTTATAAGGTTACAGAAACGTCAGACATAATAGACAAAATTTATAAGCATAGAGATAACTATAATAACAAAGGCAAGTTTTTAGGTTGGGAAAGTTTAGACGAATTTTACAGTATGCAATTAGGCAACTGCACAGATTGGACAGGTTTTCCAATGTCGGGAAAAACACAAGTGCTTATGGAATGTTTACTAAATACAAGTAAGTTTTATGGTTGGAAGCATTTGGTTTACTTTCCCGATGTAGGAAGCAATGTTGAAATAGTAGCAGACTTGATACATAAGCTTACAGGTAAAAGTTTTAATCCATTAGAAAAAAACGTAATTAAAGATCGTGAAATCACAAACAGTTTAGATTGGATATTTCAACACTTTAACATACTAACAAAGAAAGATGTAAAAGCAAAAATGACACCGTTTCAGTTTTATGACTATGCCGTAGAACTTAAACAAAAAAACGGACTACAGACTGCAAGTATAGATAGTTGGAAAGACTTAAGTCATCCATATCACGAATATGGAGGATACGCACAATATTTAGAAGTAGTGCTGCCATATAGAAACCAAATAGCAGAAGATAACGAACTACACTTACACACCATTATACACCCAAAGCTTACAGAAAAGATAAACGGTAAACGTAGCGTACCTTCACCGTATGACTTAAAAGGTGGTTCTGAATGGTTCAATAGTGGTAAGTGTATGATTACAGTACACCGTGAAGACTTAAGTTTTAATCAAGCAACTATTAACTTTAATAAAATCAAGCCACGTTCTGCAGGTCAGATAGGTAGACTTGAATTGTGGTTTGACAAAGAAAAGTTTTTATATTACGAACAAGACAATCCTACACCAAATGTTTACAATAAGATATACGCACACGAAAGATGAACACACTCGAAATATTAAAAGCCAAGATTAACCTAAAGACTACGATAATAAAGTTTAAAGCAAGTTTAGATGAACTTGTAGAAAAACACGAAAGCAGAACAGACTTAATAAATTCTATGAAAGAAAGCTTACAAGACATAGAGCATTTTCATTCTGTTTTTAAAGACTTTGAAATAGAATACTATTTAGAATGTAAAGCTAATCTTAGAAATCAGATAATAATTGCAGAACATAAACACGAAATAGACAAGCTAAAAGAAATTATAAACGATGCTAAATTAGAATTATGAAATGTCCACAATGTAGCCAAACTTTAATTTGGCAAGAGCAACACGAATACGAAGACTTTAACTTAGAAGGCGAAGGCGTAATAAACGTACACTTATGCACTAACATAGATTGTAACGTAGAAGAAGTTTACATATTTCAAAAAGACGAATGAAAGTAAATAAGATATACAACGAAAATTGCCTTGACACAATGTCAAGAATGCAAGACGACTATACTGATTTTGTAATTACTTCCCCGCCTTATAACACAGGTGGACAGAACGCAAGGACAGGAAAGAACAGAAAAATATATACTGATTACAAAGATAATTTGAGTGATAAAGATTATCTATTGTTTTTGAATAATGTTATAGACGAATGTTTAAGAGTAACAAAGCATTATGTTTTTTTTAACTTTCAAATTTTGACAAAAAATAAACCTGTTATGTTAAAGTTATTTAGTATTTATAGTGAAAATGTTAAGGATATTTTTATTTGGAAAAAACACGCAATATCACAGGTTGTTAAAGGTAAAATGGCTACAGGTTATGAGTTTGTGTTAATACTTGGTAAGGATTCTTCAATGAAATTTGAATACAACAATTTCCCACAAAATAATTACGTACCAAATATCCAAGATATACGAAAGAAAAAAGGCGAATCGGGAATTAAAAACTTAAATACTGCAACAATGCCTATAGGATTAGCAGAATATTTTATTGAACACTTTACAAAACAAGAAGATTTAATTTATGACCCATTTATGGGAACAGGCACAACTGCGATAGCTTCCAAAAGCAACAATAGAAGATATTTAGGTAGTGAAATATCAAAAAAATATTGTCAAATTGCAGAAATACGAATACAACAAATACATCCTAAATTATTTTAATGCCGAGGTGTAAACATTGCAAAGAAAAATTTGAAGCCAAGCACTTTAATCAAAAATATTGCTTTAAGCCTGAATGCGTCAAAGCGTGGGTAGAAACTGCAAAGGCTAAGAATTGGAAAAAAGAAAAGAAGCAATTGAAAGAAGAACTTGAAACGGTGCAAAGCTTAACTAAAAAAGCACAACGTTATTTTAACGCATATATAAGAGCAAGAGATATTGCAAAAGGTTATCCGTGTATTTCTTGTGGTAAGCCATTACGCAAAGGCAATATAGATGCAGGTCATTACTATTCGGCAGGTGGACACGGTTCTGTTAGGTTCAATCCTTTGAATTGTCACGCACAGTGTAGTAGACCGTGCAACAAAGATAAAAGCGGTGATCTATTGAATTATCAAATAGGTATAGAAAAACGAATAGGAGGCGAAGAACTGTTTAAACTACACGAAGAAGCACACAAGACACGAAAGTACACAAGAGAAGAATTAAAAGACATTATAGAATTGTACAAACAAAAAGTAAAAGATATGAAATAAAAACACTATATTTGTATACACAAACACTTAATTAAATACACTATGAAACATTTATTTAAAGCACTTGCTGCATTTCAACAGGAAGTAAAGCCAATTTTTAAAGGCACAAAAGGTTACGGCTATTCGTATGCAGACTTGCCTACGATCTTTGACAAGATTAACCCATTACTAGAAAAACACGGATTAGGATTCACACAACTAATTAACACACACGAAGAAGATAACTACTTAAACACTATTATCTTTCACGTTGAAAGCGGTGAAACGTTAGAATCAAACACACTTATACCACAAGCAACGCTAAAAGGTATGAACGACTACCAAAGCTTCGGTAGTGGTGTAACATACTTTAGACGTTACGCACTATCTTCTGCGCTTGGTTTAGTAACAGACAAAGACACGGATGCAGCAGGAGAGCAAGTAACTGTAGCGGCCAAGAAAGAAAAGCTATCTAAAGAACGTTTTAAAGATGCACTTAAAGCAGTACAAGAAGGCAAGATTACGATGGCCCAACTTACAGACAAGTTTGCACTAACTACTTCACAATTTAAAACGCTTGAAGTATGTTAAAAATCAGATGTTCTTCTATTGGTAAGATAATGACTAACAGTAGAAGTAAAACAGAAACACTAAGCAAGACCTGTAAGACATACTTACAAGAACTTGCAGTAGAAGAAATGTACGGCAAACGTAAAGAGTTTAGCAGTAGGTACACAGACAAAGGCAATCAAGTAGAAGACGAAGGCATAAAGCTATGCGAAAGCGTTTTAGACTTGGGTTTTATGTACAAGAATGAAGAACACTTTGAAAACGATTACTTGACAGGAACGCCCGATGTAAACACGGACATAATCCTAGACGTTAAATCAAGTTGGGATGCTACAACCTTTCCATTCTTTGCTGAAGACATACCAAACAAAGACTACTACTACCAACTGCAAGGATATATGGCTTTAACAGGTAAGCGCAAAGCGTTCTTATGTTATTGCTTGATCAACACACCTACGCTTATGGTAGAAGACGAAGTACGCCGTGCGCATTGGAAGGAACACTTAATAGACGAAAACGAAGAACTAAGAGCGCACGTTGAAGCGCAGCACAACTTCGACAACATACCTGCAGAAAGACGAATCAAAACGTTTGAAGTAAGATATGACAAAGACGTAGTAAAAGCAATCTACGACAGAGTAAAAGAATGTCGTGAATATTATAACACTTTAATACTTTAACGGTTTGTGTATGGTGCGTATGCCGATAGGCTATGCAATATACACGTTGTTAGGCTTAGTATTAATAAGAAAAAATAAGATTATGAAAAAACAATTTTTATTATTTGCAGGAGATGATTACTACCCCGAAGGAGGTGCATACGACTTTAAAGGCTCTTTTGAAACAGCCGAATTAGCAGTAAAGGCACACGACCCAAACGAACATAAATACGATGGTGGTTGGGCTAACATATTTGATTTAAAAGAAGAAAAAATTGTTAAGCAATTTAGTAGAGGGACTTGGTATGAAGGTGACGATGAAATATATTAAGCCTAACATAGAAATAAACTAACCAAAACAATGAAAACACGAAAGACTAAAGTAATTCACATAAGAGTAAGTGAAGAAGAAAAGAAGCTTTTAGAATTGAAAGCAAGGCGCACACGAAAGACGTTAAGCGCATATATTTTAAGTAAAACCATAAAGTAAATGGAACAGAAAGACAACACAGGTGCAATTTTTAAGAACGACTACAAAAAGACGGAACAACATCCCGACTACAAAGGCAAAGCAATGATAGACGGCAAAGCCAAAGACGTAGCAGTATGGCTAAACGAATCACAGAACGGCAAGAAGTATTTTAGCGTAAAG